ACAAGAGAATAGTAGCACCTAAGAAGTGGTTCGGAACAGGATACACTTCTGCTCATGACACATCCGATTTGTATTGTAGTAACTGGGAGGTAATCTAATGACGGATAAGATTGATGCTGAATTGGTAGCATCGACAGAAAGAGTGAACGTGTTGGAACCAGAGTTCAAAAATCAACACTGGGATATATCAGATTGTACTTTCATCATTCCTCTTCGTATAGAATCGAGAGATAGAATGAGAAATATAATCACAGTTTTGATATACCTACTCAGAAATTTCAAAACAAATGTAATAGTAAAAGAAGTAGATAAAGAATCAATCTTCAAGGAATCTGTACAACCAGTACTGGAGGAAGCCTTGAAAGATTTTCAGTTGGAAGGACTCACCCACATATTTGAGCAGTCAGACGAGTTTACCTTCCACAGAACTAAGATCATCAATGATATGTTATGGATGGTAAAGACACCATACGTAGCAAACTATGACTGCGACATTTTATTACCCAAAACTTCTTATGCTTATGCAATAAACCTCATCAAGAATGGATACAAAGAAACAGAAGACTCTGAACCTATCTTTCCAAAATGTGTATACCCATATGGATATGGATCATATCAAGCTCAAATAACAGCGAGTGATGAAGAGGTATCTAATTTTATGAATAGAGAATTCAATTTTGAGGAGTTCAAGAATTGGAGAGCGTATGATGCTAAGTTTGGTTTTGTACAATTCTTTGACACTGAAGAGTATAAAAGACTAGGTGGTGAAAATGAAGGGTTCGTTGCTTATGGATACGAGGATGATGAAAGACATTATAGATTTAATATGTTATCAAAAGTTCTTAGATTGAATGAGAGGATTTTTCATCTCGAACATAAGAGATCAAAGAATTCATGGTTCAACAATCCTCATATAGAGGATAATAGAAAACTATGGGAAAAACTCAAGTCCTGTAAGAAGGAAGAACTAGCACTTTATTATGAACATGTCAAGTATGCAAAACTCAGAAGAGCTATCCCTGTTGAGGGACAAAAATAAATCTGTCCACAAACTAGCAGGGTTTCCAAAAGTATTGTGGATCAATCTTGATAGGTTTCCTGATAGGAAAACCTATATGGAAGAACAGTTCAAGCATTGGGAACTACTTGACCATCATCGTATCTCAGGCGTTGATGGTATAGAGTATGAAGAATATTTGAAAGGCACTGTTCCTGATAATATGAACTCAGGAGAGTGTGCTTGTGTCATGTCACACTTGAATGCCATCAAATATTTTGTAGAGGAGACTGATCTTGATGAAATAATCATCATGGAGGATGATGTCGATTTAGATACTGCAAAACATTGGAGTTTTACATACAAAGAAGTAAGAAAAAGACTGCCTATAAATTTTGACTGCTTACAATTGACAATTATAAATCCTAATGGTATAACTTTAAAACTACATCATAGATTTATAAATGACTTTTCTGCTGCTTGCTACCTTATTACTCGTCATCATGCAAGTAAACTTCTCAAACTTCACCAGAGAGGATCGCAGTGGAAGATCGACCAAAACATCAGACCAAGAGCAGTCTCCGAAGATCTAATTCTTGACAGTGGTAAGTCATATGCCACACCACTATTCAATTACAGATTGGATATGGGATCTGCTATTCATGAAGAGCACATTGATATATTCCATAAGGGAAGTAACAATGCTCTCTCAGATTTTTGGAGAGAGAATGGTGCAGATGTAAAAGTTGATGAAGTCATGCAATTAGACGAGTATTGTGGTAGAATACCACCATCTGTATATTTTAATCAAGCAAAAGAGGAACAAAAAAATGCCTGAAGTTGTGCTTCCAGAAGACGATAAGACACCTAAAGCAGGTAAGTCTGCTGAAACAGAAAATAATATACCCGAACCACCAAAGAATCGACCATTAGAGATGGTGGATCATCAAGGTATAGGTGTTTTTGAAAATGCTATGCCAGTTGATGTATGTAATACTGTCATAGCATGCTTTGAACAATGGTATAATGGAAAATATATTGTGAGTGACACTATAAAAGATACAGTCATGGCAAAATCAGAGACAGGTACTGATATCATAAGTTCTATCAACACTGGAGGTGATGGTGAGGCACAATTTCCAACTGGTAATTTAGGTAGAAGCGACACACAATTATTTTTAGAGACTCATGATCAAAGTATGGCAATGGCTCTTGCTAAATGGTTAGGTGATGCTTTTCAAATATACACTAAAAAATATAGAGGTGTAATTGAAGGTGATCCCATATCATCATACACATATAAAATTCAAAGGGTACAACCTGGTGGTGGATATCATGTTTGGCATTGTGAAGATAGTGGATTTATATACAGAGATAGAGTCTTGACATGGATGGTTTACCTAAATGATATTCCAATAGAAAATGGTGGTGCTACAGATTTTTTACATCAAAAAATTTCATTCCAACCAAAGCAAGGAACCATGGTATTTTGGCCTGCATCTTACACTCATATGCATAGGGGTGCATTTTTGACAGGAGATATACACAAATACATCGCAACTGGTTGGTTCTGTAGAGAAGCACCACCAAATATGTGATAATTTTTACTACTAATATCAATTCATATGATAACATTCCCGATCATTATTATGATGGGGATGTAAAGTATGTGATGTTTTACGATAAACCTGTAGAGGAAAAAGGTGATTGGGAATTTATAAAATTAGATTGTAAGTATGATCACCCTGTATTGAACGCTTATCACACTAGATGTTTATCACATTTATTTTTTGACGAACCACATGTTTGGATTGATGGATGTTATACCATGACCAAAGAATTTGTTGAAAACTCTAAGAAGTTTCTTGAAGAGAACGAGATTACTTTGATGCATCATCCAGACAAAAGAACTTTATTGCAAGAACTTTTGAAGTTATACAGGTGGGGTTTTGTACCAGAAGAAAGATTGTACAAATTTTGTGCTGACCTTGGTAAGACTGGATTCAAACCATCATTTTTTGATCACACTATTAATTGTTGTTTGTGGAGAAATTGTTCAACTAAAGTCGCAGCATGGAATGAAGAATATTGGAGATGGTATGTTGACTATGAATTGTTTCATGGTTGTCAAATAACAAGTGCTATTGCAGAGTATCTTGTCTATAATGAACGTCTACCCAGAGTGCCATTGCAAGTGGATTTATCGAAAAGCACAAGAAGTAAACCATATGATGAGTCATATGAATTTACTATGAATGAAAATGAAAAAGAGTTTACAAGAAATGCTCGTAGAATTTTGAGGGCAGCAGTATGATAATTTATACCTGCTTGACTAATAACTATGTTTCTCTTCCAACTCACATGCCAACTGGTGCTGAGTATTATGTTTTTGGTGTGGACAATCCACCAGCACCATGGAAGTCCTTACCAAATCCAAAACATATAAAAGATCCAATTAGATTGTCAAGATACCATAAGATATATTGCCCATTTGATGAGAGTGTCTATGTTGATGCATCAAGACTTCACTTACTAAATGATAGTTTCATAGGTTTATGTGAAGCTATATTAGGAGAAACAAATTTCTTTGTAATGCAGCACCCCCATAAACACACTTACCTTGAGGAATGTGCAGAATATTATAGCAGAGGATGGGTGGATGAAAATACATTGGTAAAATTTACTGAGGACGTGAAAAAGTCTGGATTCAAATTCAATAAATTCTTCTCTCCCATGTGTACAATATTAATAAGAAGAAATCAATGGCACTTCAATGACTTATGGTGGGATTGGTATATCAAGGGTGGTATACGAGATCAATTGTCTTTTTCTGTAGCATTACAATTATCAAAAACAAAATTTGAGACTGATGATGCTAGATCTTTCTTGAATAGATTCACAGATGCAGAACCTGATGGTGTGTGGTGGAAAAACAGGACTGGTGATTACAAATATTGTGAGGGAGGAGACCCAAATCATTTGGTAGATAAATTATCTAAGATCACAGGTCTTAATAAAACTATGAGGTATCGTGCAGCAAGACTAAAAAAGACTGGACAACTTATACTTGGTGATAGATCAAAATACTTTACCAAGAATGACCCTGTATTAGAAATAATTAATGGCATATGATAATATACACTTGCATCACTAATGGTTATGATGAATTGCCAGATGAAAATTACTATGATCCTGATGTAAAATATATTTGTTTTAGTGATGGTACAATAAAACAAAAAGATCCGTGGGAATTCAGAGACATACCTGTAGAGCATGAGTGTCCAAGAAGATTGTCTGCATACCCAAAGATAAATCCACACAAACTATTTCCCATGGGAACTAAAACTGTATGGATAGATGGATGTTATATTATGACTAAGAAATTTGTTGATGAATCAAAAAGGATATTATCTCAAAGTCCATTTACAATTATGAGACACTATATGAGATTTTCATATATGGATGAAATTCTTGAGGGTTTTTTAGCATCAATGAATACTTTTGACGACCAAATATTCATCACTAATTTTTTAAAAGAAAAAGGTTTCAATTTTTTCAAGTATTCTAGTCCTGTGCTTGGTTCTATATGGAGAGTTCTATCTGAAGACATGATAAAATTTCATGATTTATGGTGGGAGTGGTCATTGATAGGACCTAATAGAGACCAGTTATCATTTGATGGGGCAAGACAATATACAAATACAAAAGTAGAATATATTGAAGATGGATGGTTAGATCCTGATGATTGCACTAAACCTGGTAGTGTTGGTGTTATTTTTGGCACAGGTGGTAAAAAATATAGAAGGAAAAGACATCCACAGGCAGGTCACATGGAGCAATATAAGGAGAGAGATAAAATGTTATCTGAAATAAGAAAAATAACTGGTATGCATCCTAAATTATATGCAACTTTTGATCATCAAGGATTCATAAACAATAATGTTATTGACCCTAAGTGGCCACCATCATGATTGTTGTAACTTGTATCACAAATGGGTATGATAAGATACCTGACGATCATTATTATGATCCTGATGTTCAATACATCTGTTTCACTGATGGGACGATAACTCATAAAGGAGCATGGGAGTTTAGAGAAATTCCAATAGAACATGAGTGTCCACTACGTCGTGCTCTATACCCAAAAATAAGAATAGATAAACTTTTTCCTATTGGAACCGATGTAGTATGGATCGATGGGTGTTATGTGATGACAAAGGAATGGGTGGAGAAATCTAAAGGTATGTTTCCTCGTACTTTTATGAGACATCCAAAAAGATTTACATACTATGAAGAAATTATTGAGGGTTACATAGGTGCTTTTAATAGTGCAGACGATCTTATAAAAATAACTCAAAAAGCAAAGGACATGGGGTATAAATTCAAGGATTATTCCAGTCCTGTGTGTGCATGTATTTGGCAAACAGTGGTTGACTCACCCTTTTATGAGATGTGGTGGGAGTTCTCTCAAATATCTACACGTTGTGACATGATAGGTTTCGATTTATCAAAACAATTATCAGACCTTGATTGGAATGTAGTTGAGGATTGGATGAGCGTGGGTGTAGATTTTACTAATAAAAAAGATAGAAATAAATTGCATCCACAAGAGGGTGATATGAATCAATGGAAAAGAAGGCATGAGATGTTGAAGGAGTTGTATAAGATAACAAAATTGTACCCAAAATTCTATTATCATTATTGGGATAGGGAAGATAAACTGATGGAATGGGTTGATAAATACATAAGTTTTTCTAATGAGACTGATAAAATATCATAATCTACTTGACATAATTATTACGATTTGCTAAGATAAATAACAATACTGATCGCAAACCGAGACCTATAGTCAGTATAATACATCGTCTCTCATATCCTGTAGTGAGGGATTACAGGAAATAAGTTTCGCAAGTACCCTTCTTGCCCTA